GCTAAATAGTTTACCAATATAAACAAGTTGATAAAAATAGACAAATTATACATGAATTGCTTTTCAATGCGATGCGCTCTCACATTATCAATCTTGTTGTAGTTGGATTTTTTGTAGAGTGCCAACAATAATAAAATTAGCGCCAAACAAAATAAAAAGGCAGATTCATTATGCAGACTGTACTTTGTCTTTACTTTCTTGAGTGTCTCAATAATGAAAATATTCACGGCTACTAAAAAAGATATACTCAAAATACCGTCATTTATATCCTTCACCTTATCTTGTTCCGTTGTGAGAGATGTAACTCCTTCTGTTGTGCTCATAAAATATGTCAAGTATGCGTTTGATCCCACCAATAATATAAGTGGTTTGATAATATCTTGTTTGTTTGTAGACAAGTATAATATAATACTGCTAATAAAAATAGTTACACTTATTGAAATTAAAAAAGAACTTTCCACAAAGTCGTAATATTTGTTGGAATAATCCAACTCAATATCATTGACTACATAGCTTACACAGATAACTCCTTCAATTTTACTTTCATCTCCATTTTCACTTTTTTTTTCATAATCTAAAAATACAAATTTTTTTTTTACCGCGCGATGTGAAATATCATCCAGCCAATAATAATTCGCTGCATTAACTCCGCCAGATGATTTGCTTAGTTCATACATTTGATTTACCATATTAGGACTTAAACTAAACATAGAAAACAGAAAACTGTAATTTTTTTCCTTGATTATGTCTGAGTACGATAATCCAATAGACTCTGTATCTTTGCCCACGCGAAAAATAGAATCAGATGAAGCGAGATAATCTACAGTATTATTTGGCACTCGTTCAAATATATTTATTTCATAATTTCCGTCGCCATACTTAAGTATGCAGTTATCATTATTGTACTTTAACCAATCTGTATAGCTAATGCTTTTTAACAAGTTGACGCGATCTGTTATAGTCTCACCAAATAAAGTTATTAACTCGCTGGAATTTTTTTTGTTGTAGTCTATATCTTGATCCCTATTTGTAGGCAAACGCTTTTGCCAATCTGTCAAATAATTTTTTATGTAGTAGTATTGAAGTGCTAAAATAATAATATAACACAAAACGATCCATTTCATTGTTGCTTTGTATATATATTACAAAAATAAAAAAATGAAAATAACAGAGCCCCCGCATTAGGTCGCGTACATGAGTCCGCAATTGCCTCCAACAAATGTCAACATATTCACGCGCTCTTCAAAAAAATACAAATCAAAATTATAATCGTATATTCTCCAAGTAGGTTTGTTGATTCCTATAACTTGACCAGTTTGAGGGTCACATATAGTGAGTACTTGCGCAAGCGGGTCTAGTGGAGGAACAATCGTTGTAAACTCCAGCTCAATAAGGTTAAATTTACTCATATTGATCGCCCCAGAAGGCTGCGTTTCAAGGATTAATGATGCGCCGTTCATGCAAAAATTATAACAATAAAGACCTAAAGGCGCGGATCCATATGTTCTCGTATATTTTTCAATCAAACTATAAACTCCCTCCGGTTGAACATTCTCTCTATACTGTCCATCAAAAAGTAGTCCAGCGCTCACTAACACATGGTATGCATTTTGAGGAGAATATGCGCCCGTTATCATCCATCCCGTCAAAATACCATCTGGATTTACACCTGGTCCAATAGAAACAATTACTGGATTGTTACTTGTATCAATTCTTACGATATTATATGAACCGTCTGTAGGTCCTTGCGATATATCTTGTGGCAAATAGTTGTATGGCCAGTTGGTATAGTTGCTCCACTCATTTCTTAAATTGGCGTCACTTCTTCTAAAAAAAAATAAATAGTTTGTTACCATTCCTAGAGAGCCAAGTTCAACTTTATTGGGTCCAGTAACATTATAAAAAGCTTTTTCATATACTTGTTTAAACAAGTACTTTTGTTCATTCAATGCAAACAAACGGGATTCATCATTGGAGAGAAAACAATACGTGCAATTCAAGTTGATATCAGAGTTCCAAATAGTTCGTGTATCTAAATAAGACGAAGTATCTATAGAAATATCCGGAGGAGGTTGCAAAAAACGGTAAAATTGTTGATAAGCCAAATTGAAATTTGGCGCAATATAAGGATAGTTATTGAATGGATCAAAAACATCACGTATTCTAAACAATTGATTTATGGGTTTAAATGTCACTGTAATAGTGAGTTCATTATATTGCAATGCAATCAGCGGAAATGCGTTTTGCGTCTTGAATGTGAACCAAGAGTTTAGTGGTATATACAAGATTTTCCCACGAATAGAAGGCTCAGGTCCATTAGGATCCTCTGTGTAGTATGCGTTAGGATAAGAGTTAACGCGCGCTCCATAATTTGCCGGATCATTCAAGTCTGCTGTGTTACCCGTCATTTGACTTAATAAATAAAATTTGGTCCCATCAAAATCCCGCTGCGCTTGTGCAAGCATGTAAGCACCAGAATATTCTTGCAACTTTTGATTTCCGCAGTTTATAGTAATTTTATTAATCATTTGCAAGCCCAAGTTATCTATCCATTTGAATTCGTAAGGTGCCCATTGTTGTCCAGTATTGTCTGTTGGTGGGTAAATTGGACTCCAAATATTTGGAATTGCAACAGATAAATAACAGTCCATCAATAAATCTGCGTACCTAGGTATTTTGAATGTAAAAGTAGATTCTTCTGTAAGTCTTAATGTTTTGGCCCCTTCAAAATCTACGCGAAACTTTTGAAGACCAAAGTTCGTATATTTGGCATAGGTTGTTTTAAAAAAAGTTTTTGAAGGATTCCCATTTAGAATGATATTTTGTTGTCCGCTGGATACTAAATTTAATAGTCCACCAGCCATATGATGATTATTATATATATAACAGGTATATTTATGTTAAAAAAAAATATATATTTATAATAGTATACAAGTAAATATATGAATAGTCAAATTAGCAATCAAATTGCTGGAAAGAGTACCTCTTCCACATTGAATGCTGTCAAACATTTTTTATCAAACCCGTATAAAATGATAGCCAATATGAATGAAAATTTTGCCGCCATTATTGTTTATTTTATTGTTTTAATTCTTTTCATATTGATGGCAATTAATTTATACTTTGATATGAACTTAGAATCTAGTACATGTAGTTACATGGATAACATGTACTCCAAAATTGACGGAAAATTAAGACCTATTAATACAAATAAAAGTGACGAAACGTTGAGTTACAACTTGAGGGACTATTATATAAAAACAGCTTATAACTGTTGCAGCGGTGGTAATTACAAAAATAGTGTAGTAAGTACTTGCAACTTAATTGATGTAATTAAACAAGGAGTACGTGGGTTTGATTTTGAAATATATTCATTGAATAACTCCCCTATTGTTGCAGTTTCAACAGACCCTAGTTATTATGTGAAAGAAACATACAATTATGTAGATTTTTCAAGCGTCATGAGTATTATACAAAGTTATGCATACTCTGCAAGCAACTGCCCAAATCCTTATGATCCTATTATAATGCACCTAAGAATAAAAAGTACAAATAACGACATGTATACAGCTCTTGCAAAAATACTAGAAACATATGACAACGTATTATTAGATTCTTCGTTTAGTTATGAATATACGGCTGGGAACAGCGTTTCCAATAATATGGGTGCAGTTTCCTTGATGCAGCTTGTTGGAAAAATAGTGGTTGTTGTTGAAAAAAATGATACTACTTTTATGAATAATGGAGATTTTTATGAGTACGTAAATATGACAAGCAATAATGTTTTTATGCGTTCTTTAAGATATAAAGATGTTCAATATTCACCAGACACTGGCGAATTGACAAATTTCAATAAACAGTTCATGACGATTGTAAAACCGGACGTTGGTTCAAATCCCAATAATCCAAGTGGAATATTGACAAGAGCGCTAGGTTGTCAAATGACCGCGATGCGTTATCAAAACTCTGACGCATTTTTACAAGAAGACACCGCTTTTTTTGATGCATGTGGCTACGCGTTCTGTTTGAAACCAGAAAATCTTCGTTATATTCCAGTTACCGTTTCAACGCCGCCAGCAGCAAATCCAGCTTTGTCTTATGCTCCTCAACAATTGACAAAACCTTATTTAACTGCTACTTTTTAGCTGTAGGGAACCAGGACTGCTTGGCATACCTACGACCCCTCCTAGTGATTGAAAGTGTTACCTTTATTAATCTCATTCATAAAATAATGAGATTAAAAATATATATTATATCTGGACGACAGGAGGGGTCGTAGGTATGCCAAGCAATCCTGGTTCCCTACTAATTTCTCGTGATAATATAATGACAACAAATAAAAAAACAGTAAAAAATAAAAAAGCAAATAAAATAAATACAAAAAGTCTTTGTAAGAAAAATGCCAGTTTCAAAGACTGTGAACTTGCTATTCTAAGAAGTGCGGTGGATTTAGCGAGTACACAAAGTGGAAAAAAAATGGTAAACAGTCCAGAAGTACAAGATATGTTGACAACTGTAGAAGACTTTCTCAAAAGAAAAAATTTAGTTTGTTATGGAGGCATTGCCATCAACGCCCTGCTCCCAGAAAATCAAAAAATTTACAATAAAGACGTGGAACTAAGTGATTACGATTTTTTTAGCCCAGAGCCGCTTGAAGACGCCAAAGAGTTGGCAGAGGTATACCACAAAAAAGGATATACCGAAGTAGAGGCCAAGTCTGGTGCACATCACGGTACCTATAAGGTATTTGTCAATTTTATAGGAGTCGCAGATATTACTAGCATACCATTAGAACTGTTTAATGTATTGAAAAAAGAAGCAATTAGGGTAAATGGAATACTGTATTGTCCACCCAACTATTTGCGCATGGCAATGTATTTGGAGTTGTCAAGACCTGCGGGAGATGTTAGTCGTTGGGAAAAAGTCATGAAACGACTTTCTCTCATTAACGAACACTATCCGCTCAATCCAAAGCAATGCAAGACGATTGACTTTCAAAGAGAAATGACAAATCATACAAAAGAAAGTGAAATATACGAGACTGTGAGAGATGTATTCATACATCAAGGTTGCGTATTTTTTGGTGGATACGCAATTAGCATGTATGCAGAGTACATGCCTTCTAATGTGCGAATCAAGTTGAAAAAAATTCCAGATTTTGATGTTCTCTCTGAAGATCCCACAACAACCATTGATATATTGAAACAACGATTAAGTCAACTTGGAACAAAAGACCTTCACGTCAATGTCATTAAACACGATCAAATTGGTGAAATTATTCCAGAACACTACGAAGTAAAAGTAAACAAAGATACTGTTGCATTTATTTACGCGCCTATTGCGTGTCATAGCTATAACGAGGTTTCAAATAAACACGGCCAACATATAAGAATCGCAACAATTGACACCATGTTGAGTTTTTATTTAGCGTTTTTGTACATAAACAAACCATATTATGATCCAGATCGTATTATTTGCATGTCCAAATTTTTATTTGATGTACAACAGAAAAATCGCTTGGAACAAAAGGGAGTTTTAAAAAGATTTAGTATTAATTGTTATGGTCACCAACCATCATTGGAAGAAATGCGTGCAGAAAAAAATGAAAAATTCAAGGAATTGTCCAAAAGTCGCGATTCCAGAGAGTTTCAAGAGTGGTTCTTGAACTATCGTCCTGGTCAAAGCGGTGCTACATCTAAAAAGACTGTTGTTCAACATCAACCAAAACCAATAAAACAAAACAAAACAAGAAAATATAGGGGTTTTCGTTTTCCCGCGAAAAATAAATCTTTCAAAAGAAGACAAATTGACTGGCGTAAATTTATGGGGAAATAGAATAAACATATTTTGCGAAAAAAATACACTTAAAAACTAAAAGACTACTTTAATATATGTTTGTCGCGTTAAGTTTTGTGGGAACCCTGCCTGCATATATAGTTGAATGTATTCATCAAGTGAGAATTTATTTTGATGGAGATATTTATCTTATGATTGACGACTTGAATTCTATTCATCTTGAAAAACTAAAAGACTACAATGTAAAGATTGAAGATGCCAATACTCTTCAGTCAAATGAATTCAATGATGTTGCAAACAGCGTTTACCACAAGTTTTATATTTGCGAAAATATGCAAGGAAGAGAGAAATTATTCATACTTTCACTCCAGCGATTTTACTTATTGGATAATTTCATGAACAATCACGATTTAACTGATGGTCTTTTTATTGAATTGGATAATTTGATATATGATGATCCGCGAAACTGGCTGCCAGAGTTTTCAAAGAGTGAGTTGTGTTTTATGTATCACAACCACACTGCATGCTCTTCTGGAATAATGTACATAAAAAATAAACATAGTTTAAAAGGATTTATTGAATATATTTTATACTATATTCAAAACTCCAATGATTTTTTGAGTGAAATGGCTGCTCTTTATGAATATTATAAATTATGTGAACATAAAGAAAACGAAGTGCAAATATTACCAACGTATTGGAATAGTGATAATACGCATGATATACCAGCTCTTACTCACGTAAACTATGAAAAATATAAAGATACTATATTTGATACAGCCAGTATTGGAATTTATTTACTTGGAATGGACCCATATCATACAAATGGTGAAATTCTACTAGGACAAACAAGAAAAGAATGGTACTTTTTAGATTTTACAGATCATAAGTTTGAATGGAAAACAGATGATTTGGGAAGAAAAAAACCGTACGTTTGGAATGGAGACAAATGGATCCTTATTAACAACTTGCACGTCCACTCAAAACACCTTCAAAATGGACTATCGTTACCCTTAGATCAAACATAATGTTCTTTAAGTATTGTTTTGTTGATGTTATCAACAATTTTTGAAAACAGTTTAAAAAGGCGGTTGGCGTTTAATGTTTTTGAAAATAGATGAAACAAAAAAATGAGGATACATACAAGATACTCTATTGTTTTTTTAATTATAAAATGAAGGTCATGCAGACAAGACCATTCTTCCACATAACTGCACATGGATGTTGGGTGTTTTTTTGTATAAAACATATGAGCATCCAAGAGACCGGAAAAGACGCGGTGTTCATTTGTTTTCTCGTTTTTAATATCCATTATATTCATTATTTTGTCGTAACCAAACAAATCTACGTAAAGAGTTTTTCTCATTGATAGTGTCTTTGGTGACTTTACAAAAAAATATGGATTCATTCCGTCTATATATCTATTTTTATATGTGGCATTCCCATTTATAAAAAATGGAACAAAACAAGATCGTTTTATCGTCTCAAAAAGCTCGTCCAAGTTGCGAAACCGACTTTTCACTATTTTTTTCACTCTCTTTATATTGTAAAAGGAAATATATACTTTCCCGGACATTCTCTCGCATATATCGTTAGGCAAGTGTTTTCGCAACTCGTCAAATATCTCATCAAATGCATCAAGATTTAAGTGAGTTTTATAATGGTCCCTTGTTTTATTGTACAATATGCTTGAAAAAAAATCCATACAGTCACTCATATGTGCTAGAGCAACAAATGATCCAATGCTTGAACAAGAAATGCGGTCAATCTCCAAACGTTTTTGGCTTTCCATTTCTCTCAAAAAATACATGACACCCAATAAATAACTTCCATTGAATGCACCTCCATCTAAAATTAAATCTACGATTTGTTTTTTTTGTTTGTCTTTTGCTTTGCGTTTTGGTAAATTATCTACTAATTTTGTCGCATATACTTGAAAATTGTTCATTCTTTTTTTTGATTTTTATACAATCATGATAAAAATCAAATCCATATACATCGCATTGAAATATGTGACTAATGAGGGATGCTAGGGGTGCCAGGATTTCTAGGAGGGGTGTTAGGGGGAGTAGGTATTGGTTTTTGTATTTCAGGACCAGTAGGAGGTGCATTAGTAAATTTAGATACAAGTGGATTTTTAGAACGAATTTGTAGTGGAGAACGTACTGGAAATGTTTGTGAAACTGGCAATAATCTTGGTGGAGCGGACGTGCTGCGACTGTCTTCTGGGATTGGGGATCTAAATAATTCTACTCTGCTTTGTGGGTTCAAAATCATTTGTCGTACATCACTAATAATTTTAACTTTATTATCATCCTGTGTAAAAAAAACAGATAAATAATTAGCTTCTAAAGTTTCAAAAGTCTTGTTTAATTCATCAACTATATTTGTTTTATTTATCAAATTTATCAATCTTAACAATGTATTTATGGATCTACCACTTTTATCTATGAATGCACTATTGGCTAGAGTTTTTGATCTGTCATCTGGTCTTTGTCTTTGATTCATTGTATGATAATATATTACCCAATACAAATATTCTTGTACTAAGTCACCGCTTTTCATATGGTTAAATGATATATATCTTCTGTCTGGTATATTTGGTCTAGTTGTGCAACCACTCGCAATTTCTATACGATGTTGAATTGTACTTCCATTTGATATAACACTTCGTAGTACTGGAGAAAATGTGCTAATATCATCATAACCTATATCAGCAATTGCAATAATTCTTCCATCTGGCAAGTTTAAAGATAATTTCATTATACTTCCTACATCTCTAGGTAAATCTGTATAAATCATATTTGGATCTATTTTTGTTATCAAACTACATATTAACTCTGCTATTTGTTTGGAACTCATTCTTGTTGTTTCGTGTGGTATAATAAGAATATCTATATCATCACTTTCATAACTAATAGACGTATTTTTACTAAGCAATTGTATTGCCTTTCCGCCTTTCAATAATATAGTGCATATATTAAGTTCTAGTAACGTATTTGATATAATTCCTATTACTAAAAAAATAAAACAAAAATATTTTTTAATAGCTGGACCATATTCTATTATAGTTGCCGGTTTAAAAACTATGGGAATTCTATCCTTAAATATATTACACATATAGTCTTCTTGTTCAATTAATGATTTATACCTGTTTTTCATTAAAGGTAAGAGTGTCTCATTGAAGCTATCTATAGTATTTTGCAATTCAATATCTGTAGTTGGATTAATATTATTTTTTATATACCCATTAATATCATTCACTAAATCACATATAAAAAATGTATTAAACATTGATTGTGAATCTGGAGAACGAGTGCTTTTTGAAAGAGGAGAAGCCCCTCCCCAATCATTTCTTTTCTTATAATTTCTTGTATGTTTTACACGTTTTTTTGTTTTTGTTTTAGTTTTATTACGTTTTACTCTTTTTAAATTTACGCGTCTTGACTTATTTGTTTTTATTGTTTTTATTGTTTTCATTGTTTTCATTGTAATTTTGTGTTATTATTATCCTAACTAAAATATGTTTAGAAAATAAACTATAAGTACCAGTTAAACCGCTTAAAAAGATAAATAGATAATTAAAATATGACCCAAATTCCTATTTATGTTGTAAATTATAAAAATGAAGAAAGAAGACAAAAAATGACGTCGCGATTTGCAGAAATTGACTTGGGTCTGGTCTTTACAGAACCGGTAAACAATGATGATGTACGATTAAAATACTTACCTTATAAAAGAACTTGTGCCATTATGATGCAACATATGGACAGTGTTTATCATTTTTTGGAAAAAACTTCTTATAAATACTGCATTATTTGCGAAGACGATATTTTAATTCACAAGGATTTTCACAATACTCTTCCTAGAATTTTAGAAGACTTTGAAAGATTACAGCTAGATACTCTTCTTCTTGGATACTTACTTCCTTATTCATACATTCCAGAAAATCATCACTTTCCCATTCTTTGTCAAGGCGAAGGATATTCTTATTATGGATATCCAGATGATATCTGGGGGTCGCAGATGTATTTGATTTCTCGCAAACAAGGAGAGACTTTATTGAAAACATTTACTCCAGAATTTGCATTAAGTCATTTGGATGATGTTCATTTCAATCCAGATTGGACAATTACCAAAAATGGGAAGCGAGCGATTTTCTATCCAATGATGGCGGTAGAAGAAGGTGCTACCAACACAGATCATGAAGGGCAAAATGACTTTCACCGGACTTGTTTTGAAAGAAACTACAAAGAGGGGGAATACATCTAATGTGGGGACACCCCACAGCCCCCGTAGCTTTGCTCTAGTTACATGCAAAATGAGATTAATGATTAACTCAAATTAATCTCATTCAAATTCTTATTTATATTCACCAAAGTTGCCGCGCTCAAGTGCAAATGAAGCCGGCAACCTAATACCAATAATATTATCATAACAATATTCGCCTATTTGTAAACTAACATACTGCTTGTAGTCTAGTATATTGTATTCATTCTCACGAATTTTCAAAGACCCTTCTACAAATTGTTTATTTGAGTATGTTGTAAACATTTCCATTATTTTTTCACCATCTTTATTTGTATTTTCATAAAAAACAGCACGATGTGTCATATCATTATTGTTTTCTGTAGTTTCTTCAAATTGACAACAAAATATATTTTTTTCTTTCAAATTATGTCCCAGTGTTGTAAATATAGGCAAGTGTTCATCGTCTTCATAACAGATAACAATTCTATACCACATTGCTTATGTATCAATGTATTAGATAATTTTATATGTTTAAATTATTTTTTTAGATCTTTTACAGGTAAGACAACCATCTCGTTATTTTTTGACTCTATTTTTTCTAATGCATACTGT